ATTGGCTCTTTCCCATGCTCAGGCATCTGGTGGATTAAAGTTACTAGTACCATTAGGTAGTGTAGAGGATTTAGGACAATTAGAAAGAGATTGGGCAAATCCAAACGCAGTAATAGAAGTAGACTCTACGCAAGGAGAACCTCACTTCCCTGCTCCGCAACCACTTGCTGGTGAGTTCTATAAACTTATTCAACAATGTGAGTTCTATATTGATTTTACATTTGGATTACCAGAAATGATGCACGGGTTTGCAGAGAAAGCACCTGAGACAGTTAAGGGAACTGAAAGAATGATTGCTTTAGGTACTGAAAGACCTAAGTCTAAACTAAGGGATATTGAATTTAGTATCAATAGACTTGGGCAGGTCTTGTATAATTTATCTAAAGGTCATTATACCTACAAAAAGATTTTCCGTTTAAATAGCGCCAATAATGATATGACCGAAGTGATGGTGAATAATTATGATGATAAAGTGGGCGCTATCTTAGACATTAAAAAAGAACGACATAATTTAGGACAACATGATTTAAGAATTGAGCCGGGCTCTACATTGCCAACAAATAAGTGGGCTGAGCTTGGTGTCTACATGGAAGCATTCCAAATGGGAATTGTGGATAAAGTAGAGGTCTTAAAGAAGAATCCAGAAATATTTGATAAAGAAGCTATCCTACGCCGAACCGATGAGAAGAATCAACTCATGCAACAGGTTCAGGCTATGGGAGAGCAAATAAAGAATTTGGAGGGAGACCTCCAGACTGCCCAAAGGGAGTCTGTTAGCGACAGAAAACGGGTTGAGGTTGAAAAGTTTAAATCTCGACTTACAGATATCGCTTCAGACGCCAAAGCTGATAGAAGAGTTCAGTTAAACAATCTACAAAACAAGGTGAAGCTCGAAGCGGAGAAATTGGCATCTATTACAAAAGACGCTGGTTCTGCTCCAGAAGCATAGAGACATCTATTAAGGAGAATATATGGACAATACACAGACAGAGGCCGTACCCCAAGCTGATGGTTTGGTTGATGGTGGCCCAAGTATAGTTGAAGAAGTAAGAGCAGAAGCTGATGAACAATATGTTGAATCAGCGGAAAACATTGAATCAGAAGAGCAAGTAGATTTTTCAGCTCCAGAAGTTGAAACCGAAAGCGAAACGATTCCAGCGAATGAGTGGGAAATTGAAGCCCGCAAATTCCAGTCAATGTATGATAAAACCCAAGCGGAGAATGATAAGCTTAAAAGGCTTGAACCTCTTGGTGATTTATTAGAATCAAGACCTGATTTAGTGGACGTCTTACAGAAGAACTTGAACGGACAGCCCCAACAACAGCAACCCCAGCAACAAGCTCAGCAAGGTTTACCTGCTGAGGATTTTAACCCTTGGGATGCTTACTATAACCCAGAATCTCCATCATTTAAATTCAGAGTGAACCAAGATGTTCAGATGATGAATAATGTGGTGAATAATGCGTTAGGTGAGCAGAAACGACAGATGACAGAGGAGATAACATACAACAACACGGTTAATGAATTACGAAACACATACAAGATGTCAGATGGTGATATTAATGAGTTTATGGGTTTTGTTACTCAACCTAAAGAACAAGTTGGGTTATCGAATCTGGTGAAGCTATATAGGGACGTTAACAAAAAAGGTAACGCCCCCGAGACGGCTGAAGCAGTGAAAGCTGCTCAGAACCAGCCTCGTACAGCTGGAGTCCTCCAAGGAGGAGCTCCAAGTTCTCCCAAATCTGAAGAAAATAAGATGTGGGATGGCATTATGAATGCTGGAAGCCGTAGTAGCGTACTTTAAAACAACAAAACTGAGGAAGGATATATAATATGGCAACATATAATAATCCCGGCCCGTTAAAGTTTGGTGAACCCGGTTCGGTCATATCGAGCACGATTCCATCAAGGCGGTTATATAATTTCAGTGACAGAGTTGCTGATTTAGCCCCTGATGAATCTCCGTTCTTTGTGTACCTATCTAAGGTCGCTAAAGTTCCAACGGACGACCCCCAGTTCCGATGGTTAAAAGACCGTAATAAGATACAAATGTCTGAGAGAAGCTTTTCCTTGGACGCATCACATACTGTCCCAGCTCAAAACAGTACACTTACGTATACTGTTGATGATGGCGCAGGTGCTGCTCCCGGTTGGCTTATTAAAGGCATGGTATTCGCTGTAGGCGAAACCGATGGTAGTACTAATCATCCTGAAACCGCTATCGTACGAATCGAAAGCGCGCCTGTTCAGGGTAGTACAGAAACCACTTTTACTGGTCGTACAATTGATGCAGCGTCTGGCGGCACAACTGCTGGTGTAGACGGTGATAAATGTACTGTAATCGGAACTGCATTCGAAGAGGGTTCGGGTTCTCCTGATTCTTGGTCTCGTGAATTAGATAATGGCACTGGGTATTGTCAGATTTTTAAGACAGCCTGTGAACTTACTAACACTGCAAGGGCAACGGTTTATCGTGGCTATGCTAGTGAATGGGATAGAATTTGGAACTTGAAACTTCGCGAACATAAGGTGGATATTGAAAGGGCTATGCTTTTTGGAAATTCCGCAAGTGTAAATAGTATCAACTATACCGATGGTATTGTTGGTCATATCATCAAAAACTCACAATCTCAAATCAAAGATAACGCTGTTCTTACCTATACGGAAGATAAGGGTTATTTCTCTACTCGCGCAGATAGTCAAATGACTTATGATGCGTTGTTAGCAGACCTTGAGGTGGTTTTTGACCCAGCACGTGGTGGAAGCAAAGCAAAGCTTGCTCTATGTTCACTCCCTGTAATCACTTATTTTAATAAGTTAGGAAGCTCAAATACTTTCCTATCAAGTGCCTACCATGCAAGTCATCCAATGTTTGCACAGGAAAAAGGTTCTTATGGGCATAAAGTAATGAAGGTTGAAACAATTCATGGTGATTTAACATTAGTTAAAGAGCCTCTATTTAGAGGTCATGCTGCACCATATATGTGTTTAGTTGACCTTGATAACGTAGCTTTTCGTCCACTTATTGGAAATGGCGTTAACAGAGACACACACATTATGACAAATGTGCAGTCAGCTGATGAAGATTTACGTAAAGACATGATTCTAACTGAAGCAGGTCTTGAAGTTTCTCTTCCAGAAGCTCATGCTCTATTTAACTTTGAATCTAACAATCCATAAGTTATAGGAGATAATGAATAATGAGAAGTGCTGTTTTAGAACAAAATAGTGGTGCAACTGCTGGAGTCAAGAAAAAGGTAGAAAAAATTACCGTAGCTAGAACATTAACAAACGATGACAGTGGCAAAGTATTTATGCTTGATGCTGCTGGTGGAGCTTATTCTATCACTCTTCCAACATCATTGGAAGATGGAGTATACTATAAATTTATAGTAGAAGAAGAAACCCCATCTAATGCTATTACAATAGCAGCTGGTAGCGCTATTGTTAGTTTGGTAATGAAAGACGCTGGAGGTAATGCTTCCAACTCAACCGTAGGTACTCAAGTTTCTAACATTGTAGTTGGAACGAGTGCTCAAAAGGGCGATTATATTAATATGATGGCTGCTGGTGCTGAGTGGGTTTGCGAGTGTTTATCTGGTATTGATGACGCTGTTACCACATCATAACCCGAATAACTAAGGGTAAACAGATTTGGATACTGTGGGGTTGGTCGTATAAAGGGCTGACCCCGGACATCCTAAGAATTTTTAAACAATTGGAGACAGTATGGCTGTTTATGATAATGTAAAAGTAAAAGTATTTATTCACCCCGGCAATCCCGGTATTGAAACTGGAGATGCGGGAACGATGGCTCGCGACATAAAAGATTATGTGGAGACTTTAGATTCTACTAATAATAAGGTTTTATCTATATCTCACACTCAATTAGCTGGCGATAGAATACTTACCATGGTGGTTGGTGGGGCGTAATGTCCTGTCAGCATTGCAAGAAAGATAATTCAGAAGGTTGGTTTTATTGTCGTGGTTGCGGCAAGAGGGCAAACAAGCCTTTGTATGCTCCTTCAATTATCATACGAGATGCAGGCTTTGCAACAGCTATAAGAAAAGACCAAATTCAATTTACGGAAACAACAATGGGTGAAGACATTGAATCAAGAGGTGGAGTAGTACGTGGCAACGTTTGAAGCACAAGTAGAAGGGCTTACAAGTTTATCTATTGATGGAAGTAGCGCTCCTACCCAAACTGAATTAACACAGTTTTTAACAGATGCTGCGGC